TAGTGTATCACTACTTGTAATAGCAGTACCAGCAATAGTTTGAATTGGAGAAATCTTCTGAACGTCTTTAACAGTTACTGGATATGCGATAGGTTGAGTTAGATCACCAGCATTTACTGTAAACTCATCGTCAGGTGAGTAACCGTTACCTACATCTATTAAAGTGAAACTTCCTACTTCACCAAGAGTATCAATTGTGTAACTAAAATCGTCCGCTGGATCACCAAATGCGGGAAGAAAATTAACAACAGTAGGTCCTAGTGCAGTTGGAGCATCAGATAGTGTGACAGTTGTAGCACTGTCAACGTTAGCAATCGTCGTATTTGCTGTTAGTACACCTGTACCAGATACTTTTTCTATTAGATATCCAATAGAAAGTCCTGTTGTATCTGCAAGAGTAAGTTCGTTTGGATTTGCAGTAGAGAATATTAGATTCGCTGCACCAGATACGAGTGGATTTGCCGATAGTGTTAATTGTGTTCCACTATCAATAGATGTAATAGTAGTTCCCTGATCTAAAGAACCAGGACCATCACCAGCACCCTGCTGTACGTTTAGACCTACTACAAGACTAGATGTGTCTGAGATAGTAACCTGAGCACTACCTGTGCTTAGAGTTGTAGAGAATGATGGCGATTCGCCAGGTAGATATACAGATTGATTTGAAATTTGTGCAGGTAGTCTTAGTACATCACCGACTTGGTATCCAGATCCTCTTTCATTAAGAACGAAATTGGTAAGATCACCAGGAACATTAGAAACTGTAAATTGGAATCCAGCACCACCACCATTTCCTACGGTAGAATCAGCTACGCTAAGTACGTCACCAACTTGATATCCAGTTCCGTCAATTGTAATTGTTACACTATCAACAACACCTGTATTAGTTACACTATTAATTGTGTATAAAAATCCAGATCCTGTTCCACCAATGTTAACGAATGGAGCTTGTAGTCTGTCTCCAACCTTATAAGTTACACCTGGATTTGTCCAAGTAATATCAGTGACTACGCCTCCAGAGACGGTGACATCAGCAAAACCTTGCCATCCATAGTAAGTGTATGTTGATGTGTCTTGTAGGGTGATATTACCGCCTGCAGGACCCATTCCAGGATGGTTTGCACAATCATAACGAACAATTTGAGTACCTGTATTACAATCAGGTTTCATTACAACATCAGTAAAGCATCCAGCATTTCCATGGATGCCAGCAGTAAAGAATTCAAACTTGTCTTGGAAGTCAATAGACTGTCCATTAGCAAGTTGGAAGGTCATTCTATGATCGCTTCCTGCTTGTCCTGGATTAGCACCTTGAATAGATGAATCAGAAAGATCAAATCTATATGTGTTACCAATATCTAATGTTAATTGAGGTTGATCTACACCATCAATGTTATAGATGAAGTTTGGTTCTCCTGCATTACCAGCGTTAGGGTTAGCTACAGAAATAACAACAAATGTTTGAACTGGTTCGTTGAAGAAAGAGTTTTGTGAATATACACCGTCAGTATATCCAGTACCAGCAGCAGTGATCGTTCCAGCAGGTGTTGACGTACCATCAATTACGATATCTGCTTGTGCGCCACTACCATTTCCACCAGTAAGAGGTACTGAAGTATAAGTTCCTGGAAAGTATGCAGCTCCTGCCTGAGTAGTGGTTCCCTCTAGAGCAGTAATAGTAAAACTAGCAGTTGCTCCAGTTCCATTACCACCCTGTAAAGGAATTGTTAGATAGCTTCCACTGATATAACCAGTACCAGCATTGGTAATTGAACCATCAAATGATAAGACTTCAATATCTGCAGTAGCGTTTTGTCCTGTACCGCCAATTAAAGGAATTGCTGTATATGTACCAGTATCATATCCACTACCACCACTAACTAAAGTAACTAGAGATTGTGCTAGTTTTCTTTGCTGGATATTAAAATCTTGATATGCTGTAAGTTCTGATAACTTATAGTCAATAATTTTCTTACCACTATTGACAAACCCTAGAGTCTTTACACCAGCTTTGTAGATACCTAATTGTGTATCTGAACTAAACTTAAGTGAAGGATCGCCAACTAGACCGTCTCCTAGTTGTAAGTTACCTGTTGATAGATCACTACCACCAGATGTGACGTTGAAAAGAGCTGTGCTAAGTTGATTGATTTTTTGCCTTTGAGACTCAAAGGTATCAGTCTTAGCTACGTTAATTGCTGGCATTTTTTATTAATCCGTGCAGTAGTGATTTGAGTTCAGAGACTTCATTCTTCAATGTATTTATGTCGTCCAATGCGGAACTTAACTGCATAGATTTCCTTCTTGCAGCTATAGCAGAATCGTCCAAATTCAAGATGGCACCAGTGTTTTGGTCTCTTACGAGACCATCATGTCCATCAACTTTTACAAAGTCCATATGCGGAAATTAGAATGCGGCAACTGCACGAATGTCTTGGATCTTAGGTACATATGCTGGATCCACACCTTTCATCACAATTTTAATTGCAAATGATGAATATTCTGGTAAATTTGATGCAGTATATTTGAGATCTTGATATGCAGATTGCTTCTCTACAATTCCAGAAATTGTGTTTTCACTAGTTGCAATTTCGTATGTGTCTGGTTCTCCTTTTTTATTAAAGTAGATCCAATCAATATCATCAAAGTTTTCTTGACTAGATGCTTTCTTAAACTTATAGAATACTTCTAAGTTAGAAATATCTTTGACGTTTGCAAGTAGATGTACATCAATTGCAGTAGCTGGACTTGTAATGGAAACTTCTTTGGTAATATACTTAGCAGCAGCAGATCCATTCTTAGATGTATCTTCACCAACAAAGTCTAAACCATTTGTATAAGTTACCTTACCAACCTCAAGATATGCCTTCTCTTCATCTGGTTGATTAGGATACTTAACAAAGTCTCCCACACGGAAGATATCTGCAAGTTGATCTCCAACAACAGCATTTCTATTATATAAAGCACTATCAATAATTCTATCAGTGAAGTTATTATTAATAGGATTAACATCAACTCTTAAAGTTAACTTTTGCGTCTGACTATTCCAGATAGTAGCTTTACCAGTGATAATATTATCATATGTTTCTAACATAACAGATGGATTACGTGCTACGATAGTTGCAGCGTCTGCAATAGTCGCTAGAACTTGAGATGGATTTGAATCTACTGTAACTGCACTAAGACCTAATTGATTTCCTAGAGTTACAGTTTCTCCTTTCTGGAAGAATTGACTTGTCTTAACTCTTACATATACAATCTGACCATTAACTCTAGCAATAGTTCCTACTGCTTTAGTAGTAACTCCTTTAATTGTCTGATCAGCTTGTAGATCAGTACCACCATTACCCGCAAGATTAAATTGATAAACTGGATAGAATTCAATAACTTGATCTCTTCTACCGAATCTATCTTCTTGTCCAGTTGCATTCTCAATTCTATTTGATACTGTTTTTACAGTAGCACTAGAAAGATCAATAATTGGACTCAAATGAGACACAGTAGACGATAAAGTCATCTTATATGTAAGTGATTCTGATAAACTGTTTAGAGTTTCATTAATATTAGACGCAATAAACTTCTGATTAGTGAAGTAATGTGGTTCATTCAAGAAAGTTTTTTCATAATCCGATTGTGAATATGAAGTGTAATTTGTAGTAGCAGAATCTACAGGGACAACATCTGTTGTTTTAACTTCTGATGATAAAGTAGTTCCAGTAAATGATAGATAAGAAACTTGTGGGTATAGAGTTTCATACTTTCTGTTTGTAGATGCATATACTGCAGATCCACCACCAATGGAATTACCAGCAGCTTGAGAACTGGCAGTGATATTATATGAATCAATACCAGAATTACTCACTTGGAATAGAGTGCTATTTAAAATTGATGATGTAATACCACCTGTTTCTAATGCAGTTCTATAGAAAACATAAGAATCACCAGTATCTTCAAAACTGTGATCTCTATGATTTACTTTGACAATAGAATTATTATTCTTGAATAACTTAGAAGTGGAGTTGGTATTAGCACTTGCATTTGTCTCGAATGGATTTTCATCTAGAAGTTCATAACCAAGACTTGAATTCTTAACAACAAGTTCTGCTGGTCTATTAATATTAAACTCAGCACGGTACATAGTAAACTTGAGATCTTCAAAGATATCTTCAGTCCAACTTTCGGTATTCTGGGAACGGTATACCGAACCTAGAGATGGTTGTGTTGTGATGACCGTACTTGTAGCAATATCGGTTTCCCCTAATTTGGAAGACCATAGTTCATAATCAATCGAATCTGTTTCAACAATAAGAGCATACTCTGTATTATTTTGTAGATATACAGGATAATCAAATGCAAAGTGTGTAGGTGTGGTAGATTGAGTTACTCCTGTTTGATCAGTAGCTACACCCATTCTAACTGCAGGTGTGTCAATCTCGATGAATGTCTGAATTTCACATCCTCCAGCACCATTACCAACACCTTTGATAACAACAGAAGGTGCTTCTGTATATCCAAAACCAGATAGTGAAATCTCAGTATTGTAAATCTTACCACCTGATACTTCAATTCTTGCGGTAGCAGTAGAACCACCAGGTAATTGTGGACTCTCGATAGTTAGAATTGCACTGTCATAGTTAAGACCAGGATTTGTAACTCTAATGTCAGATAACTTACCACTATCTTTTGCAATAGCAAGAACAAAATCTGTTGCATTTGCTGCATTTGCAATAGTTACTGATGGAATAATTAAGTCTTCATTAGGACGGAAAGATTTTCCATTGTGGTTGTCTAGAACTACAGTATAAACTTGCTCATTGGTTAGACTATATCTACCAGATGCAGTAGCTACTAGTTCTACATTATTCTTATCAAAGATCTTGAGGATAGGACCAGAAGCAGCAGAAGATGTACCAGTTACATTCTCTCCTCTTAGAACTGACATGTTACCACTAGCAAAACACTTAAGGAAAGTATTTGGAGATAGAGTTTTTTCAGAACCAGGAATAATATTCTTAGCAGGTTTCTCTGCATCCACATTTGTGATATAAGTTTTAACAGGAATATTTGTACTCTTCTTATTGAAATATAAATCTAGACCAGTTACGAAACATCCACCATCTAAATTTTCAATTTTAAATGTTTGAGCTAGTGGATTTGGTCTAATAGGATTATCAGTGTTACTTTCAATAAACTGGACACCCTCATTAGATTTAAAGACTGATGGTTTTGTAGATACAATGCTGGAAGGATTCTCTGGTAAAATACCAGTAGCATAATATTTAATTTCTGTATAAGAATCTACGCCAAGTTTTGATTCGTTAGTTGCACTGGAAGTGAATCTAAATGTTAGTTCACCAGTAGTAAAGTTTAATTCTTCTGCATCTCCATCATAAGATACAGTATCAACATCTCCAGTCCATGTAGCATTTTGTGTTGGAGGATTACCAGCAGGAATAATAATCAAACCAGATGCATTACCATATTCATCTGTAGTAATTGTTCCATTAAATGCAGATAGTGAGTTACCAGCAATGCCAGTATATCTCAAATCAGGATTGACCCAGCGACTGATATCTCTTCCTTCTAAGAACACATAGATCTTAGTGTTGGGTTTCATTCTACCAACTTTAAATTTAACAGGAAGACTTCTAGTATAGAAAGCTAAAGATGTAGAAACAATATTATCGCCAACAGTTTTAGTCTGTACACCTTTTCCTACCTCATTATTTTGAGGACTAATATTAGAAGAACTACCAACCGATGCTGATGTTACAGAAGTAGATGCAATTTGAGAATTAACACCACCCAAAGAATTAATTGATGTAAATGTCGAAGACGCTCCAACCCAGTTAACCACAAAAGAATTATAGAGACTGGAGAAACTTTCTTTTACATTTACTTTAGCTAGGAAAATATTAAAGAGATCTGTGTTTGTGTCAACAACTACAGGTTCTTCTGTTTGATCATACCATTGATCAATAGCAGGAGAAAGATCACTATCACCAACATATTGAAGAACAACAAATGGATTTGGATTTAATTTTCCAGAAGCAAAACTATTTCCTAATAAAGATAGTGGAGAGTATGGTAGAGTTACCATATTACCAATTTTCTTATAACCAGAAACAGTTCTTTGATCTTCTCTAGTATTAACTTCTACAAGATTAATAGAATCTTCTTTTGCTTGTGGACGTAATACACTTTGCTGACTGTCTACTGCACATCTATAATCAAGAGAAGATAGATTACCAACTCTATGTGCTTCAAAGTTATCAACAAAGAATCCAGACTTAAATCTATCAAGTCCAATCTCATCCTTAACTTGCATGTTAAGAGCTTGCTGTTCTAAGATACTAAGTGTAGTATAATACTCAAGACGTTCAATACGTTTCTCTAACTTACCGATGTCACGCATTGTGTAACGACGGTTATCAACTGGAGTAATTCTTACATCCTTACTGGTCTTTGTAAATGCAGGAATATGTGCATAGAAAAGAGGTACGGCATCCTCAATGGGATCTGGTTTGGATGGGTTGAGTGAAGAGTTACCTTCTTTGACAATAAAGTTTCCATTCTGATCTAAGAAAATACCATCAATACGATCTAAGTATTGTTTCTGACTAAAGGAGAACGTAAACTCTAGTCCTAAATCAGGAGCAGGACTACTTGCAATAATAGCACCAGAACCAGCAAAGGATCCTTGAGTTCTTTCTAAAATTGCAGTATCAAGGAAACCAGGAATAATAGCAGTGGTATCTACTTTTGGTCTAAAATCAAGAACATTTTTAAGTTCTGTAATACCAAGAACAGATGAATTGAAGGTAGGAATTTCATCTTCAGCAACACCCGCATCATGCAGATAGCTATCGATTGTACAGAAATCACCTTGTGAATGCTCAAAGTAATCAAACGCAATTACAAGTTGACCAGTTGTTTCTTCAAAACCAGGTTTTAGAACAATACGAGAAACATCATAGATTGTATCTCTCTGACCATCATCAAATGTATATCTTGATGTAACATCAGTACCAGAAATTAGATTACCAGCAGTATCAATCTGAGGTGGTTGAGAAGAAGTTCCCTCATAAACATATCTAAGTTTAAATGCATCAGAGTATGATAGGATTTCTACAACCTCTGTATCATAGTCTGTTCCTCTTAAAGGTACAACACGATCACCAGCAGATGTAACTGTAATTCTCTTATTTCTAACTACAGTCTTAAGTCTTGGTTTTGCATTAGATACTTCTAAAGTTGCAGTTAACTTAAGTTTGGGGAATGTTCCATTAGAAGGAATAGTACCAAAGTATGTTGTTGGTAGCTGTAAACTAATACTACCAGAAGTAAGACCACTCGATGTATCAGTAGAAGAAGTAATCTCTACGTCATCTTCTTTTAAGAAGATAATATCACCTTCAACAATATCAGGTGCATCACCAGGATCAATAACAGTAATAATTAAATTTTCTTCACTGAATGCAGCAAACCTTTGTGTTCCAAATGGTAACTGTGCAGCAAAAGTAATAATACCACCACCAGAAGATGCAGTAGTTACAAAATCTCTACGGAAGAAGTATTTGATCTTGGTGTCATCGCCACCAGCAGAAATTTGAGAAACTTGCTTGCTTCCAGTAGAATATAGAAGTGTGCCACTTGTAGAATTGTCTACCTTTGGACGCAACCTTACAATACTCGCATTAGTAACAGAACCTGGTAAAGCTGTATCTAGATAAATTCTAGATTTATATGCTCCCTCTTGTTGTGTAGCAAATTGTACAATTGAACGAACTAGGTTGTTGTCGTCATCAGAGAATTGAATTAGATCTCCTTGTTGTACATCGGTAGATGCATCAGCACTGAAACTAGTGGACTCAACAAAAGTAGAACCCTGAGTACCAAAGAATGTATAATTTGTTACAGTTTTAATTTCTGAATACTTTTGACTATCAATTGCAACGTCTGCAGAGAAACTATTTGCATTTCCTGAACCATAAGAACAACCAAGAGACTTGACATTCTGTGGGGTATATGTAGTTACTGTATCTCTATAAAGAACTGGAACAATAGCAGCAGCTGAATTTGGAGCTCCAGCAGAATCTGGATTCTTAGCTGTTACAGCTGGTGGTTGTGCATACTCTACATTAACAGCAGATCTATTAGTAATCGCTGCTTTATAAATTTTTCCATCAATACTCTTTAGTAATTCAACTTTGGAATTATCATACTCCAATCCATTAATTAAAAGTGTTACGCCATCTGCGTATCCTAAACCTCTATTCTGTACAATAAAATGAGAGATAGTATTTTCTCTGGCAATTCTTACAGTATTACCATCTTCATCTCTAATTGTTTCGCCAGGTAAAAATCTACCAGATAATGTTGTTACAAACAGAATAGTTCCTGTAGTGTATACACCTGAAGGTGTTCCTTCTACAACACCATAAGCTCCGCTATCTACACCAAAAACATATTTACCTTCATCATATCCAGCTGGAGTTGTCTCAACAATAATCTTGGTGAAGAACTGTGGGTCGAAATAAGAAATTCCAAACGTTGTATTGTATGCATTAGTTCCAGCAGCTAAACGACCTTTGGAAAGAACAATATCAGAATCTGAATTAAAACCTGAACCTCTTTCTTTCAGGAAGAAATTATTTGGTTTTACCTTACCAATGATAGGAGTAATTGTGTTACTGTAATCTACAACAAAACCAAATTCAGTTCCATCTGCTGCAGCATCACCTTCAGTTAAATAAATATTTCTCTTATTTTCATTATCAGAAAGATCATATTCTACTAGCAGTTGTTCTAATTCGTTTTTAGGACCAAATACAGTTAGTTCTAAGAACTGAACAGATTCAGACGCATTAATAAGTGGTTTGTTTATAGTAGCAAACGAAAGAGTTTTAAATGATCCAATAGCAGTTGGTGTTCCTACATCACTTCTAGTCTTGATATAAAATAATTCACCAAACTGAGTTTGGAAAGTTGC